ATTTACCGAGTTCCAGCACGACTTGGTTTGCCCGATTAGTCCAGAGTTAGAAAATGAAATCGGTAAAGTAGATATAATCCTGCATTTAGCCGCTCTTTCAGACGTATTTTTATCAGTAGAGAATCCAATTTACGTCATTAAGAACAACGTAGACTCTACCCTCGTAATGTTGGAGTATGCGAGGAAAGCCAAGCCAGAGCAGTTTATTTATTTTTCTACTGACGAAGTTTACGGAATGGTTAAGAAAGGCTACGCCCATAAAGAGTGGGAAACCCATAGACCTTCTAATTCTTACTCTGCGTCAAAGGCAGCTTGTGAGGATATTTGCTATGCCTATTGGCGAAGTTATGATGTCCCTGTGATTATCACTAACACTATGAACAACTTTGCTCCTATGCAAAGCCATTCAAAGTTTCCAGTAGTTATCCAGAAATGCATAGAGGAAGGCAAGACAGTTAAGATACACGGCAACGAAAAAGAGATAGGCACAAGGTTTTATATACACTCTATCAATACCGCAGACGCTGTTTTACACATAATTAAACTCGGTGCTTATCACCATAAAATCGGGGAGTTAGACGAACCGAACAGATACAACATAGTAGGGGATAAATGCGTTTCAAACCTTGAATTAGCACAGACGATAGCAAGGTTAATGGGTAAAGAATTAAAATACGAATTAGTAGATTTTCACAGAGATAATCCCGCCCACGATATTCATTATGGGCTTGACGGGAGTAAATTAAAAAATACAGGTTGGGTTTCACCTATACCCTTTGAGAGAGGGCTTAAAGAAACCATTGAGTGGCAGCAGAATAATAAGGAGTGGTTATGAAATCATTTAGTCAGTTAAAAACACAAGTAGGTGCATACGTCCAAGATACCTCGACAGCGTTCACTACGCTTATAGGTTACTGGGTAAACAATAGATACAGGGATATAGTTAACTCCTATGACTGGGAGCAACTCTATCATACCCAAGCACTTACAGCGTCAGCGACTATTTCCGAGTATCCTATGGACGAGAACACCGAGCGTCTGATATGGGTAAATGACAACGGAAACGACACCTATGCCGATGTTATTACCGAGCAGGAATTCTGGCAGTCTTACTACGATGACTTGGCTAATCAAGGAACACCAGAGGTTTGCGACTTAAAGAGCCAAGCGGTTAGAGCACAGCCTTCCGCAGCCACCAAGCCAGTAGTCAAGAGCTCTTCCGCTTCGGACACTACACAGACAGTCTTATTAAGAGGTATAACTTCTACCCAGAACGAGATATACGAGAGTTTAACTTTAACAGGCACTACCGCAGCAACCGCCTCTAACTCATATACCGAAATCCTCGCCATATCTAAATCTGCTGCGACAGCAGGCAGGGTAACTATCTATGAAAACGACGGGGCTACGGTTTTAGCGGAGTTATCCCCAGAAAACCTTGCAAGTAGGTATAAAGTATTACATCTCCACCCAATTCCAGGGGACGATATAGACTTGACTATCCGTTGTGAAAAGAGGGTTATGCCCTTATCACAGGATTATGACTATCCTTTAATTGAGGATATAGATGAGATTATTGAGGCGGGAGCACAGGCAGACGCTTGGAAATATAAAAGGCAGTTCGCCAAAGCAAACGCATTAGAAACGCAGTATCAGGTATTAAAACAGGATAGGATATTCAGGGAAGTTAATCAGCCAAACATTATACACACATTTGTCCCAAGCCCATTGAACAGGGACGACGGTATATTATGATAGACACAAGAACAGTTAGAATATTATCCAGCGTAAGAACTCCTGATGACCAGCCTTTATCAGTTGACGTTCCTGATTCCTCTGGCGGTATAAACACAAGGCAGCAGGATACAGAGATAGCCAATAACCAGCTGACTGTCTCTTATAATGCCGACCTTTCAAGTTTGGGGATAATAAAGAAAAGGTTAGGCTCTAACTCGGTGCTTAACGATTTAGGGGCGTTACCTATCAATGCTTTAATTTATCTTAAAGCCCCCTCTGTGGATGCCCGTATGACCTTGATTTACGGCAAGAGGATGTATAAGTCAACTCTGCCGTTAGAGACTTCAGGTTCCTGGACAGATATAGACTCTACCGACCATTTCACCGAGAACCAGACCTCAACCGTGGCTATCCTGGCTGGGGAAAAGCTATTCTTCTCAAACGGGACGGATAATGTTTTTAGTTATGACGGAACAAGCATAACAGACGAAGGTTCAGGAACAACTGACCCGCCGAAAGGAAGATGCCTTGCTTATTTTAAGAATAGGCTCTGGGTGGCGAATTTAGTCGCTAATCCTGACTATGTTTATTATTCTGATGCTTTAGACCCGCAGACATTTGATACTTCAGTCCAGTTATTCAGGGTTAATACAGGCGACTCCTCGCAAGTAACAAATATGATACCTTTTCAGGGGAGTTCCTTGATTATATTCAAAGAGGATACTATCCACGAGTTAGTAGTTTCGGGTGATACCGCAGCCTACTGGAACTTAAGACCATTAGACGAAAAGCACGGGTGCGTAGCCCCAGAGTGTGCCCAGCAGTATGACGGAAGGATTTATTACTTATCAAGGGACGGAGTGAGAGTTTTACCTGCCGAGCAAGTTCCTGTATCTTACTTTAACAAGACTTTGTTTGATACAATCAACTGGACGTATATCAATAGAGCAAGGGCGGTGATATGGGACGATAAATACTGGCTGGCAGTCCCGACAGGGAGCTCAACTTATCCCGACAAGGTATTCGTCCTGGACTTAAACACTAAAGGCTGGACTTGCTATACGGGAATAAATGTAGGTTGCTGGGGAATATGGATAGCCAACAACGCAGAGATTTTAATGTATGGCGACGCAAATGACGGAGTAGTGTATCAGTTATTTAAGTCCACCCAGTTTAATGATGGTGCTACCAAGATTAACTTCCAGATTGAGACTAAAGCCTTTGATTTCGGGCAGCCGTTTCTTTATAAGAACGGCGGGGAGATAGAGTTAGAAATCGGTTCTTCAACGGGCAATACAGTTACAGTCTCGGCTGCGATAGACGGCGGGAGTTATACATCTTTAGGCACTTGCACGGCAACAGATAAATTCCACTTAGATAGTTTAGGGAAGTTCAGGAGTATAAAGTTTAAGTTTCAAAATGACGCTACCTCAACACAGCAACTTATATTAAACGGTTTCAGGGTTGTTACCTTCCCAGAAGCCTACTGGAGTGAATAGTGGCAACGATAACACCTTCATATACTTTAACTGTCGGCGAAGAATATGACCCAGTTTTAATCAATGCTATCCTTGCCTCTTTGACTATCGGGGCGATTATAGGCTCGGAGATAGCCGCAGGGACGATTACAGGCTCTAATATCGCCTCTGGCACGATAGAGAGTTCTAATATCGCCGCAGGGACAATAGTAGGAAACAATATAGCCGCTAATGCAATCGGGGCTACCCATATCGCCTCTAATACTATCTCTGCCGACCATATTATGTCGGACGCTATCACCGCTACCAAGATTTTAGCGGGGGCGGTTACGACTGATAAGCTCTATGCTGGAGCGGTAACATCGGATAAGATTTCAGTGACTTCCCTTGACGCTATCTCGGCTAATCTCGGTTCAGTAACATCAGGGACAATCACGGCGGCAACCGTAAGGACTTCGGCTGATCCTGCGGTCAACAGGGTGATTATGGACTCTTCGGGACTGAGAGGATATGACGATACATTAGGGTTAGTTTTTAATGTCTATACTGACGGCACGCCGCCTTTGTTTGCAAGCGGTAAGATACAGTCGGCTACGATTATAGATACAACTATCATATCAAATGACTTTAAGACTTCTTCTGAACTCCCGTGGATTGAACTTACTGACGCTGGATTAGGATATAGAATTTCGGGAAGCGGTGGATTATACGATACGGGTGAATATGACACCGCAACCTATGGTGCGGGGGTTACGGGTTATGTAGGAAACTCCTTATACCCTTTTGTAAGTTTAATGGCAGAACAGGATATTGCGGATATTAGGCTTTATAACCGAAGCGACAACCCAAGCGGAGAAGCAGAGATAGGAGACTTGGCTTGTGTAAGCGGAACGCTTAAAATATGCACCACCGCAGGCACGCCAGGAACATATAAGACCCTTGCTTTTACTGATGAGGGTGCTTGGGCGGAGGTTGCATTAGAGAACCTTGCTTCGGTAGCGATAAGCACTTCTTTAATTTCTGATGCTGACTCTACCGATGATTTGGGTTCTTCGTCAAAGTATTGGGCAAATTTATATGCAGATAAGATTTATTTAGACTCCGACAGCACAATAATAAACACTGATGTAGATAATTGGAATACAGCATATGGTTGGGGAGACCACGGCACAGAAAGTTATTTAAAGAATGTGGTTGAAGATACCACTCCACAACTCGGCGGTGATTTGGATATAAATACCAAGAGTATTAACGGTTCTCTTGTTTCCGACACCGATAATACCGATGATTTAGGCTCTGACGCAAAGAAATGGAAGGATTTATACACAAAAGATATAAAGGGACTTGATGGCTCTATGAACCCCACCAACCTACTCTCTAACGGCGACTTTGAGGCTTGGTCAGCAGGGGCTTCGGCGGCTCCTGATGGGTGGACTTTTAGTCCAGGTGGGGGCACAGTTGCTACGGTAGCGAGGGAAGGAACGATAATTAAATTAGGCACTTATTCTGTTAAACTTACAAGCGGAACAAATGGTGGAAATATAAGCCAAAATATCGCTGCTACAAAAGGGATTGAATATTGGAAAGGAAGAACTATTACTACAGGTTGTTGGGTTTGGTGTGATACTGCGGATAAAGTATATATACCGATATATGATGGAGTAGGTATCTCTTCTTCAACAACGCATTCGGGAGGGTCTACTTGGGAATGGCTAA